GATGGATTTGTAACCAAGTCAAATCAGTCTTCGCCTGAACATGTGGTTACTTATGTGAATGAAATTATTGATAATGATGATGGAGATGAAGATTTTTCTCCAGGATATAACAAGCTAGCAACGGCGGCACTTGTTTTAAAAGCTGGTCGTAATTATAACTCTTTAGAGCAAGTACGGTTTTGGTTGGATTCAGGTATTCCGGTTAAGCGATTAACCGCTAGTGCCAATAGAAATGATGCTTATGGTGATACTAATGAAGATGGACCTAGTAGTTTAATCACGGATCTTGTTAATTATATGTTGACTGATGAGACAGGTGGAATTTCTAAATCGTTAGGAGGAGGTGTAAGTGCGAGTTATTTAATAGATCGATCTCAGATGCAGCAAACTGCAAAGTTCCTTGTTAAAAATCATCTGTATTTTAATGGTGTGATTGGAGATGCCGTAAATGTCCGTGAATATATAAGCGGAATAGCTTCTTCTTTCCTTTGCGATTTCTGTTTGTCTGATGGAAAGTTTACTTTAACTCCAGCATTACCTATGACATCAACTGGAGAGATAAGTCAAGCTGCAATTACTCCGAAACAGATTTTCACTGCAGGTAATATTTTAGAAGATAGTTTCTCTATAAATTATTTATCTGCTGAAGAGAGGCAGCCTTTTATCGCTTCTGTGAGGTGGAGAAAAGAAGTGAAGAACCAATTACCAGAGGAACAGGTAGAAGTTATTCAATATAAAGACTTTGATGAAGACATAAGTACTATTGAAACTTACGATATGACTGCATTCTGCACCTCTCAGACTCATGCACGATTGTTTGGTAAGTTTGCTTTAGCAGTAAGGGATCAAGTTACACATATCGTTAATTTCAAGACAACTCCATATGGTTTAAATTTAGCTCCTGGAGATTACATAAAAATAACAACAGCGGCAAGCCCTTACACGACAGCGAACAATGGAACAGTTGCATCTGATGGAACGATAACGAGTGTAAGAACTATGGGTAATGGTAAATATAAGGTTGCGTATTACCAGACGGGTTCAGAGACAGATGTTATAACGGACGATATGACAGTAAGCAGTGGCAAGGTTACTGAGGTTGATAAATTTAAAAATAGTTTTTTCTCTGTAGTAGCTTCAACTGATAGCAGCACTATTTATAAGGTTCAAGAGTTAACAATAGAAGAAGATTGTACAGTAGCTATTTCAGCCATAGAGTTTCCATGTAATAGTTCGAACAAGAGTTTGATTGCTAGTATAGTAAAAAGTAATAGTAATTTTAATTTTAATCCTCTCTAATGGCTTTTCCTCCTTTGGTTCCTAGTTCCAGAAGTTTTTCTGCTGGCAATTGGCCGATCAAGACTTTCAAGTCTCAGAGTGGAGATGAGACTCGGATTTTATATGGGGATAAAAAATCAGGATTAAAATTAACTCTTACGTATAAGAATATTTTAGACACACAAGCAGATGATTTTATTGCCCATTATGATGATAATAAGGGGACCTATAAGGCATTCACGATAGAGGATGGAACAAGTAAACCTTGGGGATTCGTAGAGAAGGGATGGAATGGAGACAACAAAGATACTTCAACACCGAAAAAAAGTATTTTAAATGCTGAACGATATGACAATAAATGGCGTTATACGGGACCTCCCCAGATAAACCAAACTTTTAGCGGTAGAAGCACAATTAGTTTCACTTTGGTTTCTGTCCTATAAACTAGGACGATAGGAGGTAGTTCAATGGCAACAAAGCTTTATACAGGGATGGACGGAGCATTGATGTTTCAACGTGGTGCGTCTACTGCTTTAACTTGGGATACTTGCGCAAAGGTAAGGGGTTGGAGCTTAACTGCAAATCTGAACACGCTTGATATCACTACTCTTGGCGATTGTGTGGTAAATAATGCGGCAGGGATAGCAAGCTATTCAGGTCAAGCAACAATTTTGTACTATCAGAATGATGGCGCGGCTACAAGTCCATCTAATGATGCGGGCACTTTCCTTCAAACATTAATGCCAGGGAGTACTAACGGACGTGTTTATCCTGGAGGTGATGCCACTAAAACTCATGATGACTATACAAGATTAAAACTGAACCTTTCCAATGGAGACACGGCTCCCGGCACATCATTAGATAGATACATTGACTTTGAATGTTTTATTACAAGTGCATCGATAACTGTTCAGACTGGTGATGTTGTGACTAGTGAAATTAGCTTTGTTAATAGAACTACACTTACGACTGTAAAACTCGGGACAGTTTTATGAGTGTTTACTTAGGTTCTAATGGAATGATTATGCTTCGTCGGTCTTCCGGTGATCAGCAGATTACTATTAAGTTAACTGATGACAGTATTGGAACGTCAGACGTAACTAATAGGAAAATATTGGTGTGGGCACTCCCTAGTGTGGGAAGAAAAGATACAGCGAATGAATTAGGAGACAAAGCCTCTAGTTGGCAGGAGTATTTGAATCTAACGTCTCTTTCAACAGGAGATAAAGTCACGTTGAGCGGAACGGCTGCTCTTGGTTTTATTGATAAAAATACTACAGGAGGCGCGTCTGCTGAGACTGCTAATTCACGCAGCTTCTATGTCTATGTAGATGATATGGGGAGTATTAGATTGTATTTAACTTTCAAAGATAGTTTGACCGGAGCAAAGGCAACTGCTGTTAGGTTAATCGCGATACCTGATGGGACAACACATACAATTACTGTAAGTATTGACAATCAAGGTTATCGAGTTTTAGGTCAGGTTGTTCAGTATGAATTAAATACATCTAGAGAGGCTATCGACACAACAAGTCTTGCTGATCAATTTCGGACGCAATATAGCACTTTGATGACAGGCTCAGGAAGAATTGTATGTAATTGGGATTACTTAGATCTAGGAGTTAGCAAAAGATGGGTTAAAGATACTCAACAAACAAATACTGCAAGTGATGAGAACTATCAAGAAGTTCCACATTATTTAAACCAACTGCTTCTTAGGGCAGAGATAGGCAGTGAATTTTTATCGCATTTCTTTATTAAAACTTCTAACGGGGAAGGGGGAACAGGAGATGATCAGATTTGGTATAACGTTCGAGGTGTATTAACGAATGTTGCAATGCAATTTAATGTAGGAAACATCATTCAAATGACAGCAGATTTCATAACAACTGGGCCATTCTTTTTGCAATCTGCAACTGAAATTGAATATAAATTATTGCTTGAGTCTGACTATGATCTCCTCCTTGATCAGAATGAGGACAAGGTTATCGCAAGTACTGATGACACCTAAAGCACGCTAACCTGGAGTGACTGCGTAGTTAAAGCCTTTCGGAGGTTTCATCTCATATGGCTAATTCGAAAATATCTGACTTGCCTGTTGTTACAGGTTCAGGTGTAGACGAGGACGACAAGCTTGTCATTGTCAACGGAGCTGCCACTAAAGCTATTGCTTATAAGGAGCTGCTTAGTAATGCTGCCTTAGCTGAAGCTCCAAATGGCGCTGTCCCTTCGGCAAAAATCACCTTTGCCTCTGGAGCAATAGTTGAAGCTTCAATGGCCACGAACTCGGTTAATACCGCGGCTGTTAAAGACGACAATATAACGGCAGCTAAATTAGCCAATTCATCTACTTCCCAGTTAGCAACTTCAGCTCCTACAGCAGATTTCACTGGACAGACTTGGGTAGATACGGATGATGGGCACAAAGTTTATGTATGGGACGGATCTGCTTGGCAACAGACAAAAGCAGGTGGTTCTGTTAATACAATTGCCGGTGCTACTGGAAATTTAGTCAATATCACTTCAACAGCAGGGGGGACTCCTTCTGGCAGTCAATACACGATTGATGCAACGATTGATAATTTCAGTGCAAATACATTTTTAGCAGGACCAACTTCAGGGTCAGCAGCAACTCCAACATCTCGAGCTATTGACGGAGCTGATCTCCCGGTTGCAGCGAGTGGAACAACAGGGGGAGTAAAGGTCAACGGAGAAGGATTGAGAATGGATAGTGGCGTCATTGAAGTTGATGCTGATGTCACTGCTCAAACAACTTTTGCAGTCGTCAAATGTAGTGCGAAAGGTTTAATTACTGAGACTCAAACACTTGCTAATAGTGCTGCAGAATTACCTGTCGCAACGACTTCTGCCAAGGGTGCAGTAATTGTCACGAGTGGAGGAGGACTAACCGTTGATGGCTCTGGAAATTTATCTATTACTAACTCTGTCACCGGAGCAACAAAATGTAAGGTCACATACGACTCTGACGGCCTAATTACTGCTGGGGGTGACTTGGCTGCTGATGATATTCCTGCAATTTCTGCTGACAAAATAACAAGTGGGGCTTTAGATGCAGCACGTCTTCCTGCTGATGGTGTTGACGGTACAAAATTATCAAATAGTTCAACTTGTATCATCCAATCCATAGCCCAGGCGGGTTTTCCTACAGCATTATTTACGGGCCAATTGTGTTTTGACTCCGTTGCTGAAGATGCATATTTGTGGGACGGAAATGCTTGGCAGGCGATTACTACCCTGACCAAGGGAAGTTTAATCTTTGGTGGAAATTTCAACTGTAGCACAAGCAAAATGGCGTCTGTAACCACTGCAGGAACTGCGGCTGGCCTTGTTGTTGGTTCTAATTTGCCGACTGCTTCTGCTTCTGTTGATGGTGTATACGTGGTGGTTTCGACAGCAGGAACTCCCTCAAGTCCAGCGCCCGCAGTATCACTTAGTCCCCCCGATTACATTCTGGGGGTAACAAATGCTTCAGGCAGTAGTTGGCAAGAAATTGACTTATCTGCGACTGTAAGTGGACAGGTCGCAACCAACGTTGGTTTTACACCATACGGTGATATTAGTTCTAGTAATGTACAAGATGCGCTACAAGAAGTATCGACTGAAAAGTTACCTAAGTCAGGCGGTGAAATTACAGGTGAGTTATTAATTGGGGCTGCTGGATCGTTAGTTTTTGAAGGTGCGACAGCGAATGCGTATGAAATAACTTTAGCCCCATCCGACCCAACATCTGCAGATAGAACGGTAACGATTCCTGATCAAACGGGAAATTTGATCGTCAGTGGGAATGCTTCACTTGTAAATGCGGATGTAGCGACAAATGCAGCGATTGATTACAGCAAATTAGCGGCATTAGCAGACGGAAAAATATTAATGGGGAATGGATCTAACGTCCCAACTGCTGTTACACCTTCTGGTGATGTAACTATTACAAATGCAGGTGTTGCTGCTATAGCTTCTGGAGTAATCGTCAACGCAGATATAAATGCTTCAGCAGCGATTGCTGGATCAAAGCTCGCGGCTGGTTCGACATCTGCTCAAGGTGCATTACAGCTTAGCGATGCAACCAATAGCACCTCCACTTCTTTAGCGGCCACAGCTAATGCAGTAAAAGTAACAAAAGACGTAGCAGATGCCGCTCTACCAAAGGCAGGTGGCACGTTAACAGGGAACATTAATCTCGATAATGATAAACAGCTAAATCTGTATGAAGCTGATAGCAACGGATCGGCTTATATCGGCCTAAAAGCTCCAACCGATATGGGGAGCACTTCGTCTTACACGTTGTCGCTTCCTGCAACCGCACCAGCAGCAAACAAAATCCTTAAGTGTGATGGCTCAACTCCGACCACTTTGGTTTGGGGTGATGACTCTGCAACTGACTCAACCAAAATGCCGACTGCTGGAGGAACTTTTACGGGCGCTGTTACGTGGGGAGCAGACGATACAGGTTATGACGTAAAAATGTTCGGTGCCACTGCAGGCGCCTATCTCCTTTGGGACGAATCCGATGATGCCTTAAAGACAGCAGGCGAAGCTGTAATAGATGTCGTTAAGGACAAATTTAAGATCGGTGGTGTCGCAATGACTTGCACTAGTGCCGAGTTAAA